GTCCCATTGGTCATCGAGCTCGGGAAACCGTAGCTGCCTAGCGTCGAGAAATTCCCCGTACCGAGGTCCAGGTAGTACAGACTCTGGAAACTGTCGAACTGGTTCGAGAATAAAAACACCCGGTTGTTTGCAGCGTCGAAGATAGCCGTGGAATCGAACGAAACACGCGATGGCGGTCCCAGATCAGCCAGTGAATTCGTATATCTCGACCACACCCCGGTATTGATGTCGAACACGTGAACACCGGGCGAGTTGTTCGATTCGTCGCACACCGCGGTGCGCGTCACATACAGAACGCTCCCTTTTGATCCGTCCGCAATGCCTACGGTGTGGGCGTAGGCGTGCGGCGGGGCAGGAACCCCGGTGGGGCCTGTGACCTCGAAGTACGGGGTGTCGCTCGTCTGAGCGGTGGCGTAATCATCGGATGCCCCAGTGTTGTCCAACTCCGTGAAACTGGCGTTCGTGCAGCCCTGATACTTCCAAGTGTTGTCGGCGAAATCGAAGATCGCCGCGCCGTTGTGGCTCGGCGCCAGGTGCCCGCCAGTCCCGGCAATGACACAGGCGCCGTTTGTCGAATACCCAGGGACGAAACAGCCGAACCCGTTGTTGCCAAACAGGGTGCGCTGCCAATTCCCTGCGCTCATCGTCGCCGGGCGCACGTCCTGGACGTTGTTCGTGCCGACGATTTGGGCGGTAGGCACTGTCGCTAATCCTGCCGTGCCTGTGGCATCAGCCGCCGCTGCTGATCGTCAGCGAGTACGTGAACTGGATCGAGTCCCCGTTTCCGACGTTGATCGCACTGAACACCTTGTGGTCCCACATGACCGGGCGCAGCGCGTAGGCTTCCGTCGCACCCGGCGTCGAGCCCGACGCGCCGGTGGTCGCCACCAGCCAGTTCGGGATGGTGATGACGCTCGTGGTGTTGCCGGTGATCAGCCCAATGCGCGGCGTGGTCGTGGTGTGCACAACGTGCTGCTGCTCACCCTGAACCGTCGCGGAGGACGCAGTTAGCGGCGTTGCAGTGACCGTGCCGCCTGTGGCGCTCGTGGCCGTGAACGGAGACCCCGTGGTGCGCGAGAGCGTGGCATCGTTGAACCAACCCCATTCCGTCACCGCCTCCGCGCCCGTGTAGGCGATGGTGGCCACGCTTACGATCTTCTGGAGGTTGTCCGCCGGGGTGAACACCTGGGTGCCCGCTACCGGCGTCTGGCCGCCGACCGTCGAGTCGGTCTCGATCTTGAAGTCCGTGGTCGCCGCCGCCGTCACGCCCTTGCCCGAGGCGTGGTACTTGAGTAGCTTGAACAGATTGACTGCCGCCGCCGATGGCGACGCCCAGTTCATGTCGTTCGCGAGTGCGAGCACCCCGATGTTCGTCACCAGGCCCGACCCGAGATCCTTTTCGCCCTGGTACTTGCCACGATGAAAGAGCATCGCCCGCAGGTTGGTTCCGAAGGCCAGGCCGCCAGCGCGCAGCGCCTCACCGCGCAGCTCGTGAGCCACGAGCAACCGGCCGGCCCCGAAGGGGAGTTTTATGATGTGCGATTTCATAGCCAGATGCTCCTGTAGAGGTCCTTGATTCGCAGCAGGGGATTGAAGCGGCGCCAGAAGCTGCCGCGCATGACCTTCACGCCGAGCTCGCCGGTGAAACTCGCCGTGCCGCGAGCATTGGCCACGTCGCTACTTCTTCCTGCTCGCCTTCGTAGGCGTTACGGTGCTTGCCGCGTCGCGCGCTTCCCTCACCGCTTCGTCTGCAGCAGGATCGGCTTCGTGCTTTACTTCAGGATTCGGATTCTCGGCGGTGTAACTGCCGCTCGCGACGTATTCCTTCGCGTCCACGGAATCCACCTCGTGCGGCTTGCCTTCCTTGTCGTACACGGTCACTTTTGCCATCGGTGTCCTCGTTATAAATTTCTTCAGACGCGCTTCGCCCGCAACGTCCCGAAGGCCGTCATGGTGCTCACGGTGAAAGTCGCCTGCGCGATGAGGAAGATCGTAGCGTCGACCGTGAGGGTCACGCGCTGCAGTGGGATCGATCGTCTTTGCGCATTGGCCCCCGGCACGACCGCCGCCATGTGCGCGGATGAGAACGTATCGTCCGTCCCGAAAGCATTGGTCGCTTGGCTTGCGCCCTCGGATAGTTGCGTGATCGAGGTGCTGGCCGCCGGCAGGAAATCCACTATCCCATCGATTTCGTAATCCCCGGGCGCAAGCGCAAGGGATGCGATCGTCTTCGGGGTGGCGGTAGTGAGCGCAGTTGCCGACCCGACCGCGAGGGATGCCGTCTTGATCTCGCCAAGATCGATGTCCGCTGGTCGGCGAATCTTCTCGCTGACCGTCTCGAATCCGGATGTTCGTCTGGTCACGTTCGACCCTCCTGTGCTCTACGAAAGAAGGGCGGAAGCCGTTGCCGGACCCCCGCCCGCTCTTTTCTCCCGGGATTACCTCTTCGCCAACCAGGTCGAATAGTTGATCCCGGTCGCGATCGTGCCGATGACGACGGTGCGGATACGCATGTAGCGATACAGCACGCCATTGCGCTCGTTCCTCACCGGAACGGTGAACCGTCCGGGCACGTCGGCGAACCCTTGCGGCGCGGAGCTCGCGGCAACCGCCCCGACGATGAGACGCGCCAAGGCCGCCAAGGTGCCGGCGGTGAACGCCACATCGGGGGAGCCTTCGTAGATGATCTGATAGGTTTCGTCCCCCGTCGCCACCTCGATTGCGGTCGCATCCACCACAGCGACACCCTCGAAGAGGCCATCGCCGAGATCGAGGATCAGCGAGCCGTCGGCCGAGGCCGCTACCAGGCCCGCGGCCTTGAGCAAGAGCGACGCATCGTAGGTGTGCTGCGAGTAGAGGTTGAGCGAAAGCACGAGGCCCTGCGTGCCCATCCATCGGGCCAGCCAGAGATAGACCTTCTCGGCAAACGCGTAGAAGGCCGCGGCGACTGCCGCGACTGCCGCGAGGAACATCGTTTTGATCTTCGAGAGCATGTCGGTCACCTGTTTGTCAGTTTGGAAAATTGCCTGATCGACTGCTCAGGCGACGATGGCGAGATCGCCGATGAAGCGCAGCCGGGTGACGGCTCGGCCGTTGAAGATGCCGATGCCGTTGTACCACTCGATCCGCGTGCGAAAGACCGGAGCCGTCTGCAACTCGCCCAGGTCGCGCACATCGACCCCGCCGTTCTGGATTCCCTGAAGAGAATCTGCGCCCATGCTCACGATGTAGATCGAGGTCGCAGTCGCGGTGCCCGAAGCAGCGGCCTCGGTGAACCCGAGAATCGCGGTCCCGACGTTGTCCAGATCCACGATCAGGATCGGCAGGTCGTTGTACATCGTGATCTTCCGACCGAACGCGTCCTTGTCGTAGGTGATGAACCCGCCTACCGCGGTATTGCGCGCGGCCTGCGTGAGGCGCCGACGCATCGCCTTGCTCATGATGAGGTGCGTCGGGTTCAACGTCTGGTCGATCGCTTGATCGAGCACGGCAAGCGAGAGAGCCGCGCCGTTGGCGGTCGCGCCAGCGTCGATGACTTGCGCGCCGATGGCTCGAGTCTGGAGCCCGTCGAATTCTCGCGGGTCGCTCTGGTTGTCGCCCTTGATGAACTTGCGCGTCCAGGCAAGTGACAGGGCGCGGATCTTCATCGCCTCGTGCACCTCGCGCTGCTTCTCGCCTTGGGTGTCAACGATGAACTTGTCCACGTCCAGATCTCCGCCCGCGATGACCAGGGATTCGGTCAGTGGATTCAAGACGCCGGTTGAAGGCGTGTACGACTCGTTGATGCCGCGGAAACCGACTCCGGGCAGGCTGCCCTCGCGGTTGTATTTGAGCGCGTTACCCGCAATGCCCTCGAATGGCAGGGTCATCAGGATGTCGCTCGAACCCGCGTACAGCTCGATGACCGCCTGGCGGTAGACGTCGCCCGTCTCGAGCTTCGCTGCCTCGACGAGCGTCAGCGCGAATAGCACGAGGCCGTTCGCCTCGGCGACGCTGAAAAGGAACGAGAGGAATTTCTTCAGCATGGCAGCAATCTCCATAAAGGTTGCGTTGGAATTTCTCCCTGGCGCAACCAGTAGAGATGCCGTCACGCGGTGACGGACTCAGAGCACTCGAGCTCCCGGCCTTTTAGACCGTAGCCCCCGACCCCGCCAGGGTCAGGGGTATTGGGGAATGCTTGTACGCCGTTTCACGACAAGGTGCAATTTTACTTTTTATATATAATTGGCTGATGCGCAATGAGAGTGAGGTTTGCAAACTATTCGAATCGGGACGCACGCAGGAGGAAATTGCCTCTCTCTTTTCAGTCACCAAGGCGAGAATTCAGCAGGTTCTAAAACTCAATGGACTTACCAGGATCGCTGGCGGCGCATCCCTGCGAGCAAAGAAACGCGGCCTACCGCCCTGCCTGCTTGCGTTACAGGCTGGCGTCGAGTCTCGCTATCTCAAAAGGTGGGGTATCTCGCGAGCGGACGGGGATTCGATAAAAGCTGCTTTTGGCTATCGTCCGTTTCTCGCATTCAAAAATCAAAAACTAAACGCTCGCAAGCGCGGAATTCCCTTTGATTTCACATTCGGACAATGGTGGGAGCTATGGACATCATCCGGAAAATGGAATCTCCGCGGTCGCGGGGGCTACGTCATGACGCGCCCCGGCGACGCCGGGCCCTATTGCGTCAACAATGTGGCAATAAAAACGCAGGCCGAAAACTTAGAAGAAGTTCGAGACCGAGGCGCGTGTCGATAAACCCTATTTCCGGGCTTCCTTCGCCGCCTGGCGCGCGGCATGCATCCGTTCCGTGGGCGGGAGTGTGGAGAGGTCCTTGTCTCCGCTCTTGGCCGGCGTCTTGTGGGCGCCGCCGCCTGAATTATCCTTGGCGGTGACGAACTCCTTACCCTCGTCAGTAGCGGCCCAATCGGTGACAAATTTCGATAGCTCAACTTCCCCGACCATGGCCTTTCGCACTTCACCCTCGGCCACGACCTGGACCTGGCCGCGCAGCATCGCGATTGACGCCTTCAACCGCGTGGGATTGCTCACGCCGGCCTTGACCAGAGCGTCGGATAGGCCGTTGTCGATCAGGAGTTTTCTCGTGAATCCAGACTCGCCCTCGAGCTGCTTCGCGGTTTTGCCGAGTTCGCCCGTGAGGCGCTTGACTTCCTTGTTCGCGGTCGTCAGCAGCGCATCCTGCTCCTCGATCTTGCGCTCGAGCTTCTCTACCGCGGCCGG